GCGGGGCTCAGCACGGAAGAGATGCGGCTGCGGGCGCAACAGGGGCTCACCGGCTACCTGACGGATGCCGAGCGCGACATCGCCAACCGTGGTGTGGCGGCGGCGGTCGAACAGCAGAAACTCGGCATGGACGCCGCGCAGGCGGCCGCCAACATCCAACAGCAGGCGAACCAGTTTAATCAGGATCTCGGGATTCGCGCCTTCCAAACGGCAGATGAACAAGCGGCAGCGCGGAATCTGGCATTGCTTCAGAATCGTCAAGGGATTGCTCAGTCTGGCGACCGCAGCCAGTTTGAGCGCACCACTGCGATTGCCGACCGGGGCACTGCGGCTGGTCTGAACATCGGCAATGCCCGCCGCGGTGATACTCAGACTGCAGCGGAAGGGTTCTCACAGGCGCGAGACAGCGCCAATCAGAACATCAACGCCGCGCAAGGTCAGCGGGTAGAGAACTACGGGACGATGGCGCAGGGGGCGAACACGGCAACGCGGAACAAGCAGCAGTACGAACTGGCGAAATCAGAGATGGGTTGGGGGAATCAAGTGTTCAAGCCTCTTGTCGGCCAAATCCTCGGTACGGCGGCCACTTTGGGGATGAACAAAATGCCGAGAGGTGCGAAAAAACCAGGAGAATGATAACAATGCCCTACTACGACGCTCGCACACCACCATTCGTTGACCCGGCAGACTACGGGCAGCCACGCAAGAAGTTCACCCCGCAGTGGTTGCAGCGACCGGTGAATGCGCCGCCGCCATTGCAGGAACCTATCACGGCCTACACCCCCCCATGGCGATCCTCTCCCGCCATGGCAACGATGGAGGAGCCGGAGGTCCCAGCCGTCCCCCTGTCGGATCCTCCTCCTCCTCCTCTGACCGCACCCAAACTCGACCCACAGTGGCGCTCCTCCGATCAGGCGCGGGAATCGACGCGGGCGGCGCGGGATATCTACGGCGAGTACATGAAACTCGCGGAAGCCCCTCCGCAGCCTCAGCACAGACAAACCGGCTGGAGGAGAGCTTTGCACACTATCGGGGATATGTTCATCAACCCAGACATCATGCACCCGAACGTAGCGCGGCGGCGGCAGGAATACGAGGAAAAGATGGAAGCGCTCGGCAGGGTTGCCCAGGCGGCGAAACAACAAGCCGAGGAAGATCGCAGGCAGGCGGCATTGGATGCCGAACTGCAAGCGCGGGCAAAGCAGGAAGCAACTGAGGAGCGCAGGCAAGCGCAGATCGAACAAGCGATGAACAAGCCTGACCCTGGCTTTAGCCTAGACCCCGGCCAAGCGCGGTATGATGCCAGCGGCAAGTTGATCGCTTCCGCCCCGGCCAAACCGGAACCACCTGTAGAGAGTACGCAGACTCGGACGTTCAACCGGATGGTTGAAAACTACATGATCTTAGGGATGCCGGAAGAAAAAGCCAGAGCAGAAGCCGCAAGACAAATGCAGCGGTATTACGAGAGCACCCCGGATCTAAGACTATCTGGCATTCCGCGCAATAAAGCGCAAGCCGAATCGACAAAGACGGATACGGAAATCAAGCGGAAGAAAGATGAGGCAGAGAAGGAAGCTAACCGCCTTGAATCCATGAACTCGGGCGACCTTGACAAAGCCGCCGCACAAGCCGATGCCGAGGGCAAGCCGGACGCAGCAGCCGTACTCCGGAAGCGCAAAGCTGATCGGGCGAAGGGAAAGAAGGATAATCCTCTCTTTAAGGCACTCGACGGGGAAACAAAGCCGCCGCCGAGCGGAACTGCACCGAAGCCAGTGGCCAAGCCGTCTGTACCATCCGATCCATTGGGTCTGTTCAAGTAACGGAGTCATCCGATGCCAACGCTGCAAGAACTCGGCCAACTCGTCAAGAGAAAGTATCCCGGCGCTTATGACGCCCTGGACGACAGAGAACTTGCGCGTGCAGTCCAAGCGAAGTACCCCGGCTCCTATGATGACTATAAGGATGCCCCGACCATCGCGGAGCAGGCATCAGCGGCAGGCGGGCTGAAGGTCAGCGAACCAAAGCCATTCAAGCCGGAAATCAGGCCGGTGTCCTATATTGCGGACAAGCCGGGGCAACGGGTGGCGTTTGGAGCAGAGACAGCAGGCAAGGCAATTGCGAAGATGGCGCAGCCGGATACGCCGCTGGTGGAATTTGACAAGCCACGGCGGGCGGCTCCGACGGCATTGTCCTGGGAGAAAATCGCTACCGGCGTGAAGCGATCAGGTCTCAAGAACATCGAAGGGTTGATCACGCCGAAGAACATCGGCATCGGAGCAGGGCTCGCTGCTGTCAACGCGGCAGGCGCATTGTTCCCCCCAGCTGCCCCGCTTGCCATGGCCGCGAATGCCACAGCCGGGACGTATTTCGCGTCTGAGATGGCGAAGGCTTTGCCTGAGCAGTACGTGCAATACAGCGAGGCATTGAAGCGCGGCGACACCGAGGCTGCGGCTGAAGCCCTGACTGATATCGGGGCAACGGGCGCGATGGCAACAGGCATCGGGAAACATACCGTTGGTTCGATGAAGCCAGCGGTTCAGCGGCAGATGACGGGGCAGACGCCCCCACATCCGTTGTCAGCCCCGCAGCAAGCTAGGTTTAACGCCGGGAAGTTGGGCGATTACCCGATGGCCGATCCCGTCTCCTACATGGGCACGCGGCCAATTGCGCCGGGCGATTTGAAACCGCCACCGGGGTTCAAGCCGATCGAGGAAGCGCAGCGGCGGGCGCAGGCCGAGGACATCGCGGCGTCTGTGTTGGCAGAGGAGACGCTGCGCCGTGAGAACGCCCCGCGTCCTCTAACCGACCCCCCCGTCCAGCCATTCAAGTCAGCCGAGGAATCCGCCGCCGTCCTTCGGCGTCTGCCAGAAGGCCCCCCGACACCCGGCAAGCCGATGCCCGGTCTGCCTATCACAGCACGAGACATGGCGGCTCAGGACATCCACGGCAAGCGATACTTCGATCTCACCCGCGATGAAGCTGCGATGGTTGACAGGGCGCTTAAAGACAGAGATGTTCGCAGGCGATACGAACAGGAGGCAGCAGCGGAACTGAAGAAGGAGCAAGCGCGGCAATTGCAACCGCAGCAGGAGGCACAGCCGAATGATCGTCAAAACATCCCAGGGGTATCAAGTGCGGTCGGAAAGCGGGCGGAACCTCTCCAAACCGAACCTCAGCAAATCACAGGCGCATCGGAGATTGGCCGAAGTGGAGTATTTCAAGAGCCAACCGAAGCGGCAGGACGCGAAGGACTACCCGAGCCGGTAGCGCCAGCGCGGGACGCGGGGATTCAACCGCCGACACATACATACTATCAAGGTGTTAGGGCTGGGAGACTGGGCACAGATATTGAGTCTCCTTGGTGGACAGACAATCTGGGCGAGGCTATTTCGTTCGCTGAACGGGATGGGCCTGGAGGCGAAATCCGTATCGCAAAGATAAGCGATTTCCCAGATACAGCATTCCGCAAACCGGGAGACGAATCCGGGACTGAGTTAGTTCCTCGTACAGAATATCCATCGCTATCGCATCAACTGGAGGGAACTCCGTCACGGTTTGAAAGGATGTCAATTGAGGAAGCCAAGAGCACATATGCCAGCCCTGCCTCTGCCGCCAGCCTTGTCGTGCCACCCCGCATCAACGCGATGGGGCCGGTGGGTGAGCCCACCGGGGCGGCAGGGGCAGCGGGGATTCAGCCCCCCCCGCTCTCGCCGCCCGGTAGTCGCATCTCCAGCCGCCGTATCAAGGGCGAATTGGGATCAATCCGTTTCCGCAATCCATTCGGCAAAGACACCGCAGAAGATTTCGTGAACTTCGATCGTCTCAACATCTCCGACCGGGAGAAAGCGAAACTGCGGCTTGAGTACGAAGCCTCAATCGCGGCGGGCATTCTTGAGCCCAAGACGGTTGAATCAACGGCTGCGATCAAGGAAGCGGCGCAAGACGTTGGGCAGGCTCAGATGGAGCGCACGGCGGCACAGGCGGCGAGAAGCGCACAAGACCGCGCAGCAACGTATGCCATGCGAGAACGTGTGAACGCACTCAGCCGGGAGATCACCGAAGCAGAAGGTAGGCTCCAACGCGAAGGCAACATCTTGCCTCAGGAGCAACTTGAATTGCTGAACAACACCATCGAAGAAAAGCGTTCGGCACTCAGGCAGATGCAGACGATGCTGGAGAAAACGCGGGCATCGGCAGGCCGCGGCCTCCGGATGTTTGGCGAGATGTCCGATTCGGATTGGGACACATCCTCGTGGCTCGGCCAAGCCAAACGCGCCAAGGGTCTCTCACCCAACAACGAACTCCCGTCCGACGTGGAAGTGAAGATCCGTACGGCCACAGCGCGAGGGCAGGACGCTCAGGCCGCGCTCGACAAGGCGCTGGCCGAAAGCGGCTACGACATCAAAGCCGAGGAAGCACTCAGGACGCAACAGGCTCAGATTCGCGACATGATTGCCGAGATGGAAGCGGCTGGTGCTGGCAGACCAGAGATTCAGGCTGAACTTGATGCCGCCCGCAAGCAGTACCGCAACGTGAAGGCGCAGTATCAACGGTTGCTTGCCAAGCGCGAGGAAATGATGACCGGCATTCCGCGCGTAAAGGCAGCGGCAACTCAGGTAATGGAGGCGAAGGCGCGTCTACAGAATGAGATCGCGGCGCTGGAGAAGGACGGGTGGACGGAACTCGCATCCATTCTGCTCAAGGCGTTGCCTCTTACTGGGCTCAAGACACATGAGCGCAACGTGGTCGGCACGATGCTGCACACTCACCTCGCCGAGGTGATCAGATCATATCCGGGCGCGTGGATTGACACCGTGCAGGCGGCATTCGGAAAGCGTCAACGTACCATGGCGGCGGTATCGCCGCAGATGTACTGGAACGCCTTGCGGCATCAGTGGAATGAAGGAAGCGAGGCTGCGCTACATACACTGAAGCATGGGGCAACCCGCGAACAGATAATGGCTGGCGACCGGCCACGGGAATTCAACTTCCAAAAAGACTACATTCCCAAACCAGTCAGCGACAAGATCAACCAATTCGTCAACACGCTGTTCCGGACGCTGGCGGCTGAGGACCGTTTCAACAAGGAGTTTGCAATCCACATCGCCTTGCAGACACAGGCGAAGGTCCAAGCGCTCAACGAAGCGCGGGCAGGTGTAATCAAACGGAGTCAGGTGGATGCTCGCATGGCTGAGATTCTGGCAGCGCCGCCGAAGATCATGATGGACAATGCCTTGCTCTATGGGGATATGGCGACGTTCAACAGCCATAACAGATTGGCAAGCGCCATCAGCCGTGAACGCTCTCAGTGGCATCCTCTCATTCGGTTGCCATTTGACTCTATTGTCCGGTACATCCGAACGCCTATAAACGTAGGCTTGATGGCCCTTCGTTATGACCCGCTTATCGGCCCAGCGATGGGGATTGCCAAAGGTGAGTCATTGCGCCGACAGGTTAACACGGCGCAGGCGGCGCTAAAGCGCGACCGTCCCAATCTCACACAGGAAGGTGTCGAGATCCGCGAAAAGGACATCGCCGAACTGAAGAAGGTCATCACGCCTCAGATCACCAAGGCGTACACTGATGCAATTTCACGAGGGGCGGTAGGCTCTGCAATCTGGATGCTAGGCTACTATCTTGCCGAACAGGGGATTTTAACGGGCTATGACACCAGTGAATCAGAAGGTGAACGTGGCACAAGAGAATACGCCGGTAAGCCATACACTTCGCTGTTCATTGGTGGGGAGTGGCGGAACATCTCGCCACTCGCTCCGATGGTGACACCGCTCCTGATGGGTGCAACTCTTCAAAACGGATGGGAGCAGTACGGGAAGAAGATCAGGAAAAATCCGTTTAATGTTTGGGCGAATCTTGCATGGGCGGCAACGAAAGGGATGCTTGACCTTCCGATGAACAAAGGAATGAAGGATGTGGTTGAACTGACCAGAAGCCCACAAGCCATGGAGCGCGGAGCTGGCAGAATTTTGAAATCAACCGCAGCAAGCCTTGTCCCGCCAATCATCACAGACATTGACCGTTCAGTGCGGGGGATCAACGAAGAAGCCATGCGTTTAGGCAAGGGCAACGAGATCCAGTCGCGCATTCCTGGACTACGCGGCGATCTTCCCGCGAGGTACGACCGGCTCGGGCAACCAATTCCAGAAAACCCCTTCGCCGCCATTGACATGTTCAACTCGGTTGCGCCGAAGAATGACAAACTCTCCAAAGAGCTTCTACGACTCGCTGTTGGCATCGCTGAAACAGATCCCGGCACAACCTACGTACTGACCAATCCGGCCAACGGCAAGACCGCCGAAGTAACAACGCAGGCCGAAGCCCTTGAGGGCGCCAACGAACTTGAGAAGGCCGGGATACCGGTCACCATCTCGGCCAAGGTGGAGCCGGAAGAGAACACCAACGCCCGCCGTGTGCTCGTAGGACGCATGATGAAGATGTACCTCGACCGGATCGTCAATTCTCCCGAGTATGAAAACGCCACCGACTACGAGCGCAAGGAAGCCTTGGAAGCGGCAATCGCCAAGGGCCGTCAGGATGTGCGCGAACTCATCAGCAACGAACGCTTCGTCAAGATGCCGCCAGAACAGCAACTCGTGATCTTGCAAAAAGCACTCAACTTTATCCCAGGAGCAGCAGCCCAATGAGCGTCTACCAAACCGAAATTACCACCACTATCGCCATCAACACGGCCGCGTCCGCGGCGATCCCGCTCATGGGACAGCGGCTACTCGGCATTTACATGCCGGCCGCATGGACGGCAGCCGCGGTCAAGCTCGCGTTCAACGTCCACCCTGGCACGGGGGTCAACGGCGCGGAAGCCCCGGCCTATGACGATGCCGGTTGGTATCCCGTCACTACTATTGCAGGCGCGTTGAAACTCGCGGTCCTGCACGCTACGCCAACAGGCAAGTACATTCAGTTCGGAGCCGATGACATCATCTCCGGGCGATTCCTCCAGATCGTCGGGACGGATGCGGCCGGCACAACTCCCATTGTTCAGACGGCCGCAAGAACCCTTCGTCTTGTGGTCGGCGAATCCATGAGTTGACGGCAATCCAATACGAAAGAGGTCACTGATGAGCACTTCACTCCCAACGCCGCGCCCACAGCCGGACGCGGCCATCTATTCACCCGACGAATTGCGTCTGTTCCCGCGCCTCACAAGGGCGATCCACCGCCAACTATTCGGCGAACAGGCCCCGCCATGGGACCGCAACCGGCGCATCCAACGGTGGTTCGACAGCAGTGCTGCGGACCTGCCGCCCGACGAGCCCTATGTGGTCGAATACTGGGATCTGCGCCCGAGCGGACCGATCCGGCGCCGCCTCGCCATCACCAACCGCGAGGCCTCATCGCCGAATCTGCCCGGCCAGTACGACTACCCGAAGTACGAGCCGGAACCGTCTGGCGCGTACATGGACGATCTGGACTCGCTCGGCCGGCCGACTGGCCGGAAGATCTATCTGCCATCGGTGGATCTCTCGCACCATGCCGATGCTGTGGCGTTGACCAAGGAGCTCGCCGCCGTGCCAGGCATCACCGATGTCTCTGCGCCCTACGAGACGGTCATGACAGGGCCGTACGCCTACCGTTTCGAGCCGCATGAAATTCGCCGCTTCTGGAATCTGAGGCTGAACGGCGGCGAGGGAGCGGTCTCGGTCGGGCGGGCGCTCAAGCTCAAGTACGCCATGGGCGTTGGAGCGCCAGGCCGCTGGACATACTCCAATGGCGGCTTGAACTGGGTCTCCGAAATCCCTGCTGATGTCGGCGAGCAGGACTTGCGGCCCGAGATCCCGATTCCACAACGCCCGCTGAGGACCAATGAGCGCTGGAATGTGAGCAATCCGTTCACCGTCCCGATGGTCGAGCGGACCGACAAAGCGGAAACGATCGAGACAGACGATGCCAAGGCCATGCCCAAGCGCATCGCCGAGATCCTCGCCCGTGTGAAGACCATCCAGGATGCGCTGAACAAGGAGGGCTCATGAAATTCCTCGATCACATCAGGACCAACTGGAAAACCACGGCGGCCGGCGTCGGCACGATCCTGGTAATCGCACCGAAGATCGCCGAGAATCCTCAAGCCGCCATGCAGCCGGAAGTCATGACCGCTCTTGTGACGGCCATCGGTCTATTGTTCGCCTCCGACAGCCGGACGAAGGCGCAAGATGATGAGAAAACTCGCTGATGCCGCGCTGCTTCTGACATCGCTGCTGGCTACGGCGGTAATCCTCATCTGCGCCTGGTTGATCGGCGAATGTCTGGCGGTGATTGTTGAACATGGTGGATGAGAGGGGATTGGGCAAAATCGCTTTTGTGATCGCCGCTGGCCATCGTGGTCGAGCGGCGATGTGAGCGATGGGTTGAGCGGCGCATCCCATGGAGGGCGCTATGACGGATGACCAATTTTGGGGGCGTGTCCAGTGGGTTCGCGCCACTGGCCCAGCCGGGCGCCGGGCCATGCGTGCGGCGACGATTGACTATGTCCTGGTGTATCTTTCCCGGAGTCTTAGCATGATCCTGATTAGCACTGCCATCATGACTTTCTTTTTGGCCCTCGGATTGGTACAGGCTGCGGCGCCTGAATCTGCGACGTTCATGCAGTACGGGGCGCTTGGAGCAATGTGCCTTTTCCTGATGGGACTCGTCTTATGGTTCCTGAGAATAGGACGCGAGATCATCCTTGACTTGAAAACGGTGATCGAAAAGAACACCGCCGTCATTGCCGAGAACTCGCGGGTGATGTCGAACTGCGAAATCATCCAGGATCAGGCGCGCCAATTTCAGCAGTTGCAGCAGATACAGCAGGCTCAACAGCAGACACGCATTAAGAATCACGGCGACTGACTAATACCACGGAGTACATCATGAAATTCATCGCTGGACTGCTCCTCATCACCTCTCTCGGATGGGGTGTCCCGGTTGTCGTGACCGTGACGGATGTGCCTTCCTACCCCAATCTTGGAGGCTGGAATGGCGTCATCACGGTCTCAGGCAATACGCGCGTATGCGATGGCGTGACGATGCCACCGTTCAATCTCACCTACACTGTGACGACTGGCGTCATGTCACCGACAATGCAACTTTCGGCAACCGATACTTGCGCTCCGGGGACCTACTATCAGATCCGCTTTGTGCCTTCCAGCGGTGCTCCGCAAACCATGTACTTTACGGTCCCCAGTTGGCCAACAACTACGACATTCGCCACTCTCAACCCGGCGACCGCGCCAGCCATCACAAACCAGACCATCCCCTTGTCACGCCTTAGCCAGAGCGGAGCGGCCAAGGGCGGAATCGTTTATTGGAATGGATCTCAGTACGTGCCGGTTTCGCAGAGCGGCGCGGGGGCTGGATACGTTCCAACCCGACAATCAGATGGGTCAATACTGATGGCTCCTGTATCAGCTTCCGTCTCTGGCACTGCCCCAATTGTCGCCGCATCTGGCGTGATCTCCTGCCCCACCTGTCTTGTGGACTCCTCGGCAAGTGGCGTTTTGGTCCGAACGGCAACGGGCGTGACTACGGCCCGCACAATCACCGGGACCGCGAACGAGATCACGGTCACCAATGCCGATGGAGTGAGCGGGAACCCGACGCTTGGCTTGGCCGCGACATTCGATGTCAGCGGGAAAACTTCGACGAAGCCGATCAAGTCTGGAACTACGGCGCCGGCGACTTGCTCCGTAGGCGAGTTCTTCTTTGATACCGACGCGACAGCGGGGCAGAACACATATGCTTGTACGGCAACGAACACGTGGACGCTGCAGAGTGGCGGCGCCGCGACGTGGGGCTCGATTACCGGGACCCTGAGCAATCAGACTGACTTACAGACGGCGCTTGATGCAAAAGCGGGATCGACGCACACGCATCCGGCCTCAGACATTGCCAGTGGCACAATCGCGACAGCGCGGCTTGGTTCCGGCACGGCGGATAGCACGACGTTCCTTCGTGGCGATAGTACATGGGCAACAGTTTCCGGCGGTTCGTTGCCCTCACAGACGGGCAATAGCGGCAAATACCTCACCACGGACGGATCATCTGCATCGTGGGGCGCAATGACGGCGGGAAGTGGCTTGTCCAAGACCTGCACAGGGGTGGATTGCGTCTGGAGCGCGGATTCGACGGTCATCCCCTATCTGGCGCTCGACAATGCTTGGCTCGGGAACAACACCTTCGCTGGCACGTTGGACTTCAGCGGCGCATCGGCGGTCCGGATCAAGACCGGCACGACTGTGCCCGCAAGCTGCACGATCGGCGACGTGTTTTTCGACACGGACGCCACGGCTGGACAGAACGTCTACGGCTGCACGGCGACGAATACTTGGACATTGCAAGGGGATGGTGGCGGTGGGTCGTCTACGGCCTATATCTCGTTTCCAGCCGCGAATTGTCAACTCGGGGCGGCGGGGACAGGCTTCGCCTTGCCAGCATCGCTCTATCCTTCGCCTGGATGCGCCACCGGGACGAATACTCTGGTTGGTTACCTCGAATGGCCGGATGCCGACGGCGACTACTACGCCCAAGCCACCATCCCGCTGACAGGCACGATTGCTTCAATCAATGTGAGCGGCAAGTGGCGCACCAGCGCCACCACGGGGGATGTGGTGATCCAGCTCCAGACGGCGTGTTTTGCCAACGGCGAGACGGTGGACCCAGCCTGGAACACCGCGCAGACAATCACGGAGACCGCCGCCGGAACAACTCTGCTGGCGAATGATTTCAGCCTGACTGGCCTGACGCTGACGGGATGCTCCAGCGGCGAGACGATGCTGCTGAAGATCCTGCGGAACCGGACGCACGCGAGCGACACTCTGGCGGCGACCTTCCAACTCCTCAGTATCGGACTGAGCATCAACAGGTAACCACCATGAGAACCATCCTGCTCCTTCTTCTGTCTGTGACGGCATACTGCCAATGGGTGACTCTACCGCATCCTGTTTTGTTCCCTGATATGAGTTCTGATGGAGGCTCATCCGGCGTTCAGCAATGCACCATGGACGCCTCCGGAGAGTACGCGCTGATGGTTCTTGAAGTTCCACAGACCGGCAATATCAGTCATGTCACGATTAGGACCGGGACCGTCACGACGCCGCAATCTCTCGACGTTGGACTCTATACGGTTGGCACAGACGCTCTCGCTGGTTCTGCGTACGGCGGCATGACCGTTGGCACCATCGCCTCGCCCGCTTCCAATACCTTCTACGAAGTTGCACTCGGCACCGCCGCTTCCGCAACACGCGGCGATCTTGTTGCAATTCGAGTGGATTTCACCTCAACAGCGGGCAACCTCCAGATCAATGGAGGCGCGGCTGCTGGTGGACAAACCGGCTATTTGGTCTGCTATGCCGGTTCAGCGACGAAGTATCAGTACAGCCCAACTGTCCGTTTTCGCTACTCCACCGGCGCAGAAGTCTATCCCAAGATGCACGTTTTCCCCGGCATTGTCACTCAAGTCACGTTCGCCTCAAATTCCGCGACCAACATTTACGGCAACCAGTTCACCATCTCGTCGCCATTGAGCATTATCGGGCTTTGGGGGCATGGCGTCAACGCGAGTGGCGGGCTCTGGAAACTCCAATTGCGCGATGCCACTGGAACCGTCATCAGCGGAAGCGAGACGCGGAACGTGGATACTGACCAATCGACCGGCCAGTATGCGGCCAAATTGCAACTGGCCGCGCCCATCATCCTCAGCGCAGGCACGTACTACGTCACGATGGAGAACCTTCAGACATCGCCGAGTGTTGGGTTCTTTTATTGGCAGCACATCGATGCCGCCTATCTGTATCAGTCCTATGCCGTTAGTTCTAACTGGGTCTACGCGGAGCGGACGAGCGGCGGGACGTGGTCCACGGTGCCTGGCCGAGTAGGCCAAGTCGGATTGATCGTGGACAAGATCTGGTCACCTGGAGGCGGTTTTGCGGTCTCGCAGTAGTATCCTCATCCTCTTCGCAGTCCAAGCTCTCGCTGCGGACCGCTACGTTTCGACAAGCGGCACAGACAGTGGAGCGTGCACTTCCATCTCCTCACCCTGCGCGACGCTCCAGTACGCCCACAATCAGAGCGCCGCTGGCGACACCATCTACATCCGCGGCGGGCGCTACACGACCACTGGCGCCACTTTCCTCACGCCATCGGTCTCTGGCACACAATCGGCCCCCATTACTATGCGGGCCTATCAAGGTGAGGTGGTCGTATTTGATCTTGAATCGGCATCAGGTCGCCGGTTCGCCAACTTCACCGTGGCGAATGTTGGGTGGCAAACCTTCGCTGGATTCAGCATCGTGAATGTGCATTCTTCCTATGGGCCAATTCTGGCTCAGGGCACGCATCCCGGCATCGTGATTAAGGGGGTGAGAATTCAAAGCGCCGGCTTCGGACTCATCTACAACCCGCTAACCGATGCCATTCATCACCGAATTCTCGGATCGCACTTGGAAAACGGCGTGAGTACGGGATTCGATTGTTCAGCCCAAACGGGATCAAGCAACGGCGATTATGTTGGATGCTCCGACATGATCATCCAGGATGCTGTATTTATCCGAACTGGTACCGGATCAGATCACATCGGCATGGAGGCAGGCAGCAACATCCTCTTCTCCCGCGTTCGCATCGAAAGCCAAACTCCAGTCGCCAACGATTGTTTCGACGTCAAAGCCAACTACATCTGGATAGATGATCTCCAAGTATTCGGATGCTCAGCAAAAGGCGTGACGGCTTGGGGCTACAACCGCTACCGCAACGTCCTCACCGATGGGCACTCTGATGTGGTGAGCGAGTACACCTCACGTGACGTTGACGGCGCGGTAGACGATGGCGGCTTCATCAAGATCACGGCGACGTACTCGCCTTACGGCGGCCAGGTCCCCATCCCCGGCCACCGTGTCACCATCTCTGATGTGCAGGGCTGCACATCCGCCAACGGCACTTGGCGGATCAAAGACGCCGTGTCCAAGGATGTTTTCCGGATCATGGGCGATAATGGCGAGGGGACAACCTGCAACGGCACGTTCACTTACGACGCCGCCGCCCGCGTCAAGCTTGCTCCTCCTCTCGACCTCACCTATGGCGCGGACGTACGCTACTCCACCTTCGCCACGGCGGGCGGCTATGCCGTCTCGATGCTCTACAACATGAGCGGAGCAATTCCATGGGCGGCCTACGACTCCATCTTCTCTTCCGCCTCCTCCTCTGGCAGCGCGGGCATCTGCGCCTCCGCGCTCGGCCCGATCCGCAACTCCAACCGCAATCAGTTCTGGACAGGACGCGGCCAAGCCTACGCAACCGGCTACAGCGGCGGCGGAACCTGCACCAGTTTCGACGGCAACAACCTCGCCACCAACGAACCCGCCTCCCACTTCGGAGACGCAGCGCTCGCTACCACCACTTACCGCGCTACCGCTTCCAGCCCCTCAACCCTCGCCAACCGCGGCTACTATGCCGGGACGAACACGGCAACCGGCGGTGAAGCCCGCATGATCGTGAAGTGGCGTGCCCCAGCCGCCACCGACTCCTGTACTACCGTCCTCGATGATTCCAGCGATTTCTCCTCTCCTGTCGAGACGATCAACACGTCCGCCGGGCAGCGCTGGCGCGAGATTGTCTTCGGCGTGACAACTCCTCTTTCGGCCTCGACGACCTACTATCACCGGATCACCTGCGGGTACGACGTGTTCACTGGGTCGGCGATGACGATGGCGACAACCTCTGGAACGGCATCACTGACAGCCGGGCTGGGAGCGCCGGTGGACGCCGCGCAAACCCAAGCCGCACTCGACTACTCCACGGACGGCAGTTCGTGGACTTCCGGCACCCCTACCGCCTGCTCAACAGGATGTACACTCACGGCATCATCACTGGAGCGTGGCCAGATTTACTACATCCGCACCAGACGAGTTGCGGCTGGGGGACAAACTCTAGTGACTTCTGATGCGCGGCCGCACTTAATCCCGCAAAATTAAGCTATGAGACCAATTGCCCTATTTCTTGGCCTAGCGGTTGCCGTGTTCGCTCAACCGCAATCTACCCTGACCGTGACCGGTCCAACTTCAGCCCGGCCGGGAACCACTGTGACGCTTCCGCTGACCCTAGGCGGCGCTGCCGGACCCGCGGCTCTGCAATGGACTTTAGACCTGCCAACCGGCTGGAGCGCATCTCAGGCGCTTGGCGCTGCGGCGACTGCCGCCAACAAGGACCGCCTCTCCTGCAATCCGGCGAATGGCATTTGTCTGCTGTACGGCCTGAACCAAACCAGCATCCAGACGGGCGTTGTCGCCACTTATACGGTGCAAATCCCGCCAGCGGCGGCGGCTGGCGTTGTCGCCATGCCGCTCAGTGAGGTTCTTGCGTCCACTGGGGTTGGTGCAGCGCTGCCGATTGCCGCCGGTCCCGTCTACAGCCTTCGGGTTCTGGCCCGCAGCGATATCGACGGCGATGGAAGTACAACGGTTCAGGACGTGCTCTTGATAGATGCTCAGGCGCGGGGTGCGGCGGCGTGCGCTGATGACCAAAATGGCGATGGCCGTTGCACGGTCCACGACGTCGTCCTAGTGATTGTGGACTACCTCAAGGGATTGGTTCCCTAGTTTGATCCGGCCGTGATGCTGTAGCAACGGGATCTATCGAAAGATAGTGTAGGCAATACGATTGTACAGTCGTACATTTGTATTGCGATGTCGAAAGCACCCCCCGCTGAGCCGGAATCTTCCGGCGAAACCAGACAAACCAACCTCACGGTAAGAGCGGACATCTGGGCCGCTGTCTCAAAAATCGCGTCCATGGAGAACATCTCCAAGTCCGCCATCGTCGAGCAGGCATTGCTCGACGACGCGCGGGTGGCGATGGAGCTTAAACTGGAGGTTCGCCGTGGGTGAGACTCAGGCGCTCGACCGTGCCCGCGCCGCACTGACCGAGTGGATCAACCGGCAGGATGGACGCAAATCGGTAGTATACGATCTCGTGAGAACTGGCCTCTGGTATTGCGTGCTTCGGTTCCCGGGCGACGACCCGGTAGTCAGCGGCAACGGTACGACCGAGGAACGAGCGATCTTCGACGCGCTACACAAAGCACAGGCGATAAGAAGATGAAGCTCTATAAGCTGACTGATGCCTTCAAGAAGACGCGCGGCAAGACACAATGGGGTGCGGGTGTAACGCACACAGCGCAAGGATCGCCCGATCAGCCACTCTGCACGGATGGATGGATTCATGCCTACGAGCATCCGCTTGTGGCTGTTTTCATGAATCCTATTCACGGCGGTTATAAGGACCCACTGATGTGGGAAGCTGAAGGCGAAATCGGCCAGCGCGAATTGGATCATAAATGCGGCTGTCGTGTTCTGACCACGATTTGCCAGATGGTGCTGCCTGTCATCACAACAGAGCAGCGAGTGCGATTTGCAATCGGATGTGCGTGGCCGTTTAATCCCAATTCCGCGTGGAAGGAATGGGCAATGAAATGGCTGACTGGGCAAGATCGTTTGAAGTTGGCGGTGTGGTCAGCGTGGGCGAGACCAACGTGGGCGCACCCGTGGGTGGCAGCATGGCAGGCGTCGAGAGCGGCGGCGGCGGCAGCAGCAGCGAATGAGGAGGTGGCGATGTCGGCGGCGAGAGCTGCGGATGCAAGATCAGAGGCGATTATCCCCGTCGCGGAATGGGCCGTGACAGATTTGCCGATCAATGCGCTGGAAGAAGCAGGTCGAGGATGAACAGCGACCTGCCCCCCGGCTGCACCCAGGCCGACTGCGACGGCGACTCTCTCAGCGCTCGGCTGAGACGGGCTGCGCCGAAGAACGCGGCGCTGTACGAGGCGATCAGCGACATCCTAATAGGTAGCGTGCCAGATGGCGCATGCCTGGAGACGGAATTGTTGTCGGAGATTGACCAGGAGGGGGGGACGTCATGAAGGTCAACTTTCGACCGATGATCCGCGACATAATGACTCACGCGCCAAAGCGGTATCCAATACCAGTTAAGGCGACGAAGATCGGCACATCGCTATTCGTCCACGAGACAATATCGCGCCGTGACAAATGGACCATTTCTCACTCTAGTGGCTATGCGTTTGTGACCGACATGCTGAATGAGCACAGCGCCGTCAGAGCGGCATGGCGCATTGACCAGTGTTGGGACTGGTCAAAGCTAAGACGGAAGCCCACGCTGCCATTGTCTAAGAAGTTTAGACTTTTGGGATTAAAGGTTATCGCAATTATCAAAGAGGAGAAGATGAGATGACACTCGAACCGCCGCGCAAGCCGCATCTCGACTGGCTGGAGTTCTGGCTGTGCTCTGGCATCATCGTCGCATTCTTCCTGATCGCCGCGTTCGTGATTGGCGCGGTGTCGATGCTGGCGAGGTTTGCGCGATGATCCGCCGACCTAACCCTCAGCGTCCGCCGGCCACGCCAGAGTTCTGGGCGAAGTGGGATTGGTGCATCCTGGGCGTGCTCGCGCTCGGCTTCGCGTCGTTTCTTTCATGGTGCTGCGGGAGGGGAATGTGACCCCCAACGAAGCCCTCTCATTCGAGGTCCGCCGCCACCTGGCCGAGCAGCCGCGGCGACCGTTCGACCGGGCTGCGGTGGTGTACACCGTGCTCGGGATGCTTATGGGTTTAATCTTGCTGGCGGTCTTCCTCCATCTCGCCAGCGGGCAGGGGCTGCGTCTGTCCGAGGCAGCGCAGCCTCTTGATTTGGTTGAAATGAGAGGAAGGAGTTGCAAGTGATTGGCAAGTACGTAATCGTAAGAACCTACAGCGCCGGTGTTTTCGCCGGGACGCTCAAATCGAAGAAGGGCCAAGAAGTTACCCTAACCAACGCAAGGCGGTTGTGGTACTGGGATGGGGCCGCGAGCCTCTCCCAACTGGCGGTGGACGGCGTCAGCCGCCCAGAGAACTGCAAGTTCCCGGTGGAGGTCCCAGCAGTTTTATTGACACAAGCAATCGAAATTTTGGCTGTTTCGGCCAAAGCAAAAAAGTCGATTGCGGAGGTTCCGATATGGCAATGTTAATTAGCGACGGCTACGGTTACGGCGACGGCTACGGTTACGGCGGCGGCACTGGCTCAGGTTACGGTTACAGCGACGGATCCGGAGACGGTTACGGCACCGGCTACGTCTACGGCTCCTGCTCTGGCTACGGCACTGGCTGCGGCTCTGGCTGCGGCATCGGCGACGACGACGGATCTGGCCACGGCTCCGGTTACGGCTCCGGCGACGGTGACATTGATGGTTCCGGGTACTGATCCGGCACTGGCTACAGTGACAGCACCGGAGAAGAAGTGATGTGCTGCCTGAATTTGAGAGGATATTGCAGTGATCCAAATAGATAAGGGCATCCCAATACCGGGGAGGGGGCGCAAAGCTAAGTATCCATGGCGTCAGATGGAAGTTGGCGACAGTTTCATTATAATCAACACAACAAACAGGAGTTGTTCTAGATATGTGGGATGGGCAAACAAGCTCTATGTCCCATTACGGTTTGTTGGGCGCACGATGCCGGATGGTAATTATCGCATCTGGAGAGTCGCATGATGTGGCAGTTTGCCTCAGGACTGGCCATCGGCGCGACGGTGATGATCGGCGTCTACGCCGTCAAGACGTACCTTGATGGGACCGCCCGCCCACTGGCTGAGCGCGTGGTGGATCATCTTTACGCAGTCGCCATGGCCGCGCACTCAGTCGCGGTCGGGGCAGACAAGGCATTGGTTGAGTTTCGAAAACTGCGGCGGCAATACGAGCCGCACTATAAGGATAGCGCAAGAGCATGACGCAGCAAGACAAAGATTTGATCGTGGCGTTGCTCGAAGATCGCGTGAGGTTCTGTATAGATCAGGCTAAGACATATATAAAGACCAACGCTCCAATCTGGGCGGCTGAGCGCGCACACGCTGAAAGGGCACTTGCCGCTGCAAAGTTGATTAAGGTTTCGGATGTCGTTCCAGTCAACAACGAAGGGCGGGGCGATGGCTGAGCAGCAATCCCTGATCGTGCGAGAGGAGCAGTCGGTCGCTCCGCAGCCTGTCTCCGTCCTCGAAGCCATCACTCGGGCCGCAAGCGACCCGAACGTCGATGTGGCGAAGATGCAACAACTGCTCGACATGCAAGAGCGGTTAATGCGAATCAGCGCAGAGCGAGAGTTCGAGGCGGGACTTGCGGCCGTTCAGGCCGCGGCGCCGCGCGTGACTCACGATGGCAAAATTATCGTCAAGGGGCAGCTCCGCAGCACCTACGCCACGCTGGAAGCCGTCGATGAGGCTCTTCGGCCACTCACGGCGGAGCATGGTTTCAGCTATCGCTTCACCACCGAACAGACGGATGCCAGGACTCTGCTGGTTACGATGAAGGTCGCTCATCGCGGAGGGCATTCGGAGAGCATTCATATGCCGCTCCCCATTGATGCCAGCGACTATCGGAGCGCGGTTCAGAACGTACGGTCGTCCATATCTTTCGCTAAACGATGCATGATCTGCGACTACTTCAACGTCATCACAGCTGGCGATGACAACGATGGCCAAGGCGGTTACATCACCGACGAACAGGTCTTGACCATCAAAACACTACTGAATGACACCAACGCGAACGTGGCCAAGTTCCTGGAATGGGCCGGAGCGGTAAGCGTGGCCAAGATCCCGCGCCGGAAGTATGCCGAGGCTGTCTCCCTCCTGGAGAGAAAACGCCGATGATTGAGCACAACTGCGAACAGGGCTCGGTCGAGTGGTCATATCTTCGCATGGGTATCCCGACCGCATCCCAGTTTGACCGTATTCTGACGCCGGGTGGTAAGCCATCAAAACAGGCAGAGGACTACCGCCGTCACCTGATCGCCGAACTTCTGCTGGGTTGCCCAATCGACTCTCCAAAGACATCCTGGATGGAACGTGGGCATGACTTGGAAGGCGAGGCCGTCTGCTTCTACGAGTTTGAGCGCGATGTGGCCGTTAGAAAGGTCGGCTTCATCACGAACGACGAAGACACCATTGGTGCTTCCCCCGATCGGTTGATCGGGCACGATGGGATGCTTGAAATCAAGTGCCCATCCCCGGCGGTCCATGTTGACTATCTGCTTTGGGATCACGTGGATGATGCCTATAAGTCTCAACTACAGGGACAGCTCTACATCGCCGAGCGCGAGTGGGTTGATATCTGCTCTTACCATCCGGCACTGCCAGCCGCAATCGTGCGGGTTGAGCGCGACGACGACTACATCAAGATGCTTGCCGCTGAATTAGAGCGATTCTGTGAAGCACTCGAAGAATTGAAAACAAAGGTGAGTGCGCGCGGCTACAAGCTGAAGGACCGGCGCGAACTGATCCGCAAATTTGAGGAGGCTGCCGGATGAGGCGCAAATTGACCGAGCGTGAGCGAATGGAACTCAACCAGGAATGGCCGGAGCTTATGCTCCGGCGCCGTCAACTCAAGATCGAGTTGAAGGACAGCGGTAAGGCAATGCGCTATGAAATCAAGAAGATTGAGGAACGAATGGACCACATCAGCGCGATCCTTCGGCGCGGGGAAATTGACGAGAGTGACCAGCTTCGGCTGGAGGAGGCATCATGACCGAGCGGCTGACGCCCGAGGAGATCGCATTCGGCAAGAGCCTGTTGGCCGATGCCGAGATGAACAACCACGATATTGAGCGATGGAACCAGTGGGCATGGTCTCACTCTGAACAGATGTTCGCCGCCGCCGAGGAAAACGCCTCCCTGCGGGAGCAGATCACCCGCCTCCAGTCCGACAGCACCGCCGAATTGCTGAAGCACCGTCAAGAACGCGACTCTCTGCAACAGCAGCTCCGGCTAGCGAAAACTCCCAGTGAGCGCGAGCGGTATCTATGGGAGGCGCTAGAAATGTGGCAGTTCTTCGCCAATGAACTGGATTCATATGGCATCAACCCCGTTTCCGATGCGCTACTCAGGGGTGCAAGAAAGCTAACCGAAGCCCTTGCCGAGAAAGGTAATCCAGTATGATCGAGACCATCATCAAGACGTGGGCTGAGGTGCGCGAGCGGAACTGGATACCATCGCCAGAAAACGGGAAGGAGTAAGCCATGAAACTACAGGTTGGCGACCAAGTGGAGGTCTCGTACGACGGGTTGGTTGGGTTCATCACAGACACGATGGACCTCCGTACCTCTACTGCGATGCTGGAGGCGGCGTTTCGGTCGAGCCGAATTGGACGCATCGCAAAATTCGATAAAGAGGACCCTGGTTATGTGCACGTAGATTTTGGTGGTGGCAGACTGTACGATTTCCACCGAGCTGAAATACATCGCGTAAAGGGTTGAGTTGTTACGCGGGCTTGGAGTGACCGTGCAGAGAAAGGAGAACAATGATGAAACGAACGAAATTCGAGATTGGCGATGAAGTCGAAGTGAAGATCGCCGGACTCGCTCGCTGCCTCCTCGACATGGTGGATTTGGACGAGGCCAAGGGCTTATTAGCCGCTGCATTTAAGTATCAGCGGGTAGGGCGCATAAGACAGGTGGATCATGACACGTACGCCCCGTCGTACGCAGAATACGAAGTGCAACTTGGAACAAGGCGGTACTGGTTTCTCTGCGACGAATTGAAGGAGGTAAAGCGCAATGACGAAGATTGAGTGGGCCGACGAGACATGGAACCCAGTACTTGGTTGCTCCAAGATCAGCGCGGGGTGCGCCAACTGCTACGCCATCCGGCACGTTCACCGCATGGCGGGCAATCCGAATCCGAAGATCGCCGACGCCACTTCATGGCTCACGGTTTTGGAAAATGGCCAGTCGAACTGGACTGGCAAGATCCGCCTCATCGAAAACCGACTTTTAGACCCACTGCGCTGGCGCCAACCGCGCCGCATCTTCGTCTGCTCGCTGAGTGATCTATTCAACCACGACAATCCAGACAACAACATCGACCGCGTGTTCGCCACAGCGGCGCTTTGCCCGCAGCACACGTTCATGGTGCTGACAAAAAGCCCCCACAGAATGATGCAGTACTGGTCCGACTTGCGTAGAAGGTTGAACCTGATTTTTGGGATAGCAGCCAATATCGACTGCAGTGAAGTGGATCGTACATGGGCTAGTATGATGTCGCACCCGCGCCCACTGCCGAACGTGTGGTTGGGCGTTTCCGTTGAGCAACAGGCCACCGCTGAAATCCGCATCACCAACCTGCTCCGGACACCGGCGGTAGTGCGGTTCGTGAGCGCCGAACCGTTGCTTGGGCCGCTAGATCTCCGGCGGTGGCTCGGCAATGGCATTGATTGGATCATCACCGGCGGCGAGAGCGGCTCTGGCGCGAGGCCGATGCACCCGGACTGGGCGCGGTCGCTGGTTCAACAATGCAAGGCGTCGGGCGTACCTATATTTGTTAAGCAGATATTAGATGGCGGTAGGAAGATCCCATTCGAGATGTGGCCGAAAGACCTACAAGTTCGCGAGTTCCCCTCAATCCATAACGGGCCTTTAGTAGTTCAATGCCCTGTTTCGCGAGGAGCCGCTTCTTACCAAAGATCCAAGGAAGGGTTGCGGTAAGGCAATGAAAAACATCAACAGCCCTACTCAACCGCCAAGTCCCAACTGGGCGAATCCCTGTGCCATGTGGAGACGCCCAGTAGTGCCTGCCGCCCAGCCTAGCGAGCCAATCTATGATGTCCGGGTCAGTGTTCACAATGGAGACAATCACCCTCGTACCCAACTTCTCCCTGCGGAGGGTGATACTACCCTCTCCGGATATCAAACCAGCCAAGACACCCCTATTCCCTTCGCCGTCAATGTTGAACTCTCGCGCATTCAGCGACGTTTTGCGGAGGATCTTTTTGTCTTTCAGGAGTTTACTCACAGTGTTACGGTCGGCATGGAATTGTTTGGCGATTTGGCGGGTATTCATGCCGGATCGGTAAGCATCCTCGACTGCGGATTCCTTACCGAAGAGTGGGCCAGTGCGAACCTGCGGCCTAAGTACAACACCCCAAGAAATAAGGTATCTCCGAACGGTGGATGGATTTACTGCAAACCTGGACGCCAACGTGTCCAGGGAGCAGCCGGATTTGTAGGCCGCGATCATCTCTTCGCGGCTGAGTTCCATTCTCTGCGAGCGTATTCCCATAGGAATATTATAACGCGGAATGGGCTGGGCGTGTGTGTTTGCGTGTGTGAGTGTGTTGACTTACAGTGTTTTGCGGTTGGCAAGAAAGCCGCCGGCCGTCTGCTCGACGGGCGGCAGTGGAACGAGTACCCGAGGAGAGATGACCATGCCTGAACCATGCGCCTCTTGCGGCGGCGAGATCGATAACGCATGGCCCGGCAAGGGCGGCGAGATCTGCCAATCGTGCTGGGAAGAGGAGTGCGACGATTCCTGGTGGTTAATGGTCTGTGGAGAAAGAAAGCCGATGTCTGACGATCGTAATGCACGGGCCGCGAGGCTCGCGGGGTGGCGATACCTGGATAAGCCAGAGCGCATCAACAATGTCAACCTTGCTGCGGGCTGGTGGATAACTCCGAAAAGAGATGCGTGCGTAGATCCCGGCCCTGATTACGCCCAATCCATCGATCTCATCCAGCGCGACCTCCTGCCGCTGGTCGAACAAGCGGGAAAGGTGACGGAGTTTTTGCAGCATCTCTGGAAGTGGTGGCACACCGAGGATGTACCCGAGAGGAGCGAATGGGCGCTGCTGACCGTCCCGGCGAGCGTCATCCTCGACGCCGTGCTCGCGGTGCTGGAGGACAGCAATGCCACCGACTAAGCCCCGCATCTGCAGCCAAGCCACTGATTCTGAGCCGCGCTGCGATGAATGCGGTGTTGTCCTATCCCGCTACGGGCCGGCGCTGGACACCGGCAAAGATGGCTGGATGTGCCCTGAGTGCGGCTGGAGCTGGGATGACGAGGAGGACTGTTGACCTATGAAACTCCACGCCTGGACCGACTTCCATTCTTTTCTCGCCGTCGCCCATGCCGAGAGCGTGGCGCGGGCGCGGGAGCTGCTCATGGTGGAGATGGGCGAATCGGGCGACGGGAGTTGCCCCGAGCGCGACAAGGCCCGCCAGATCGTGCTGACGACCATGCCTGAGATGTGGCAAGGTCCGTCGGCGCACTTCGCGCTGAGCGATTCGGCGGAACTGCGGGAGCAGGAGGCTCTGACAGCGCGGCTGGAGGTCGCAAATGCGCGGCTCCGGAAGGTGTTATGGCAATCGGGACGATTGAGACCACGGCCCGCGCCGCACTCAAGGAGCAGCCTCGATGAGTGACTTTGGTGAGTGGAAAACCATCGTAGCGCGGAAGCCTCACCGCTGCGACTACTGCTACGGGCCGATCCAGGCGGGCGAAACATACTCTCGGTGGACCGGCGTTTTCGATGGCAGGTTTCAGTCGAACGCCATGCACCCGGAGTGCGAAGAGAACTTCCTCGATAGCGGCGATGATGAGTACACGCCAGGCGAAGCGCCGATGCCAGAGCGCGTCCTGGCGGCAATGAAGGAGCAGCCGCGATGAAGATGATTAAGTTGCCAGACGGCGCGGGGTGGGCGACTCAACCGAAGTGCTCTGCGGCTTGAGGTTAGCCAACTGAAAGGAGGCCCAAATGACACACCATATGTGCGACACGATGATGCAAGCAGCTAAACGTGTCCGCCGATACCGCGCTGCCCTGCATACTTGCCTAGAGACCATGGCCGCCATCGAAAGAATGCCGTGGGAGGAGTTATGAAACAGGAGCAATCTGCTCACGATATGGTCGATCCGCATTCCTTGCGCCATGGCTGTACTGATGAAGCCGTGAAATGCGCGGCGCTCCGGCGGCTTGCCAAGGATGTCTACTCCTGGCTTGGTGGCGATAATCGAGATGAGAATGACATCTACAAGCAGTTGGAATGCTGTGCAGCCAGGGATGGCTACGAGTTCGCAAAGAATCTGGAGTGCCTATGCGGTTGGTGGTACTGCACGGCTCAACTTGTTGGAATCCTCAACCGTTATGGGCAGTACTTAGACGAAGCACGCGCCATCGCTATCCGTGAGTGCATGGAGTGCAATGGCTGCACCAACACAACTCCCAATGGAGGCAACAATGCCAAGTGAATACGATCCCATCCCGGACGAGATTCAGCGCATCAATGCGGTTGCTGATGCCGCATTGGCTGAGGCATGGAAGAGTGGTGTTCCGCCGCAACATCAGTGCGGGGCGCGCGGCTATGGCGTGGAACCCTGGGACCGTTGCGCCGGCTGTGAGTACGAGGCCGCACTGAGGAAACTGCCAGGATCCGCAGTTTCAAGCGATGTTGGAGGATCTTTATGACGGGAGCAGAATTGGTTGCCTTGGCCGAGACGAAGATCGGCCAACGATACACGCTTGGGGCGCAGGCGGATTTGGAAGATCCCAATTACGCCGGCCCGTGGGACTGCGCTGACTTCGCCTCATGGCTCGCCTACCAGGCCACGGGGAAGCGCATCGGCTGCACGCTTATCGGCGACCCATTCAGCGGTTCGTGGGCGCGAGTCAGGCTGCGGATCACGCCGGACCGGGCGATGTGGATTCCTGGGGCCGTTTTCGTCCGCGCCCCATCCCGGCAACGCCGTGGTCATGTCGCCATCAGCGACGGGAGGGGCGGCATAATTGAGGCGCACTCAACCAAGCGCGGAGTGTGCCGCGCCAGCGCACTGCGGCGGGGCTGGACGACGGCTGTCCTCATTCCAGGGGTGGAGTATGGGATCTCGGGCTATAACGTGTAAGTCCTGCCAAAACAGAGACGTTTTTATACTCTATAAACCGGAGCGGGTACGCAACGTCTGCTGCGTGGTGGGGCGCATCATCAACGAGCGGATCAAGACAGCGCCGCGCTGGTGCCCGCTGCGAAAGGAGCAGAGATGAGCGACAAGCGAGACCCGAGGGTTGACCCGAGGCCGGGGGACTGGCTGAAGAAGGGGAAGGAGAACCGATACGTAGACGAGTTCCATCCCAAGCATAACCGTGGCGGGTACTTTATCCAGGGATGGGTACTGATCGCCTGCAAGTTTGAACCGAGCGGTTACCGCGCATGGAAGAGTCCGTCAATTCAGCAGTGGCGCAAGTGGGCAGAGAAAGCCGAGGTGATCCATGCCGCCGATTGACCCTCCGGACTGGATTCTCGCCGAAATGGATCGCCGCGAGCGGTACTGGATTGAGCAGTGGGAGTCCCTGCCGCTCACGCTCAAAGCGTTGTCCTCGCGTGAGGAATACATCAACCGGGGATTGAAGTTAATGGAGCCGATCACATGGTCGGCAGCAGGAGCGGCGAATGCGAACAGAACAATCGCCGACTGACCGCCGCGCCATCGCCAGGTGCATCAGGGAGCAGCGCCGCTGCAGGCGGTACATCCGCGAGCACGGCAACCCGCCGCCGCCCGGTACGGTCGCGCCGAAGGATGGCGGTACTTACGCAGCATGGTTGGGGCTGTGGGATTGGCTGATAGAGGAGGTTTTGATTCGTGCAGAGCTACAGCGAATTTCTGTCATCTAAGGCTGTTCGCTTTGAGCCGGTAGGATTTGATCCGCAACAACTTTGCCCGATGGCGATGCCGTTCCAGCGCGACATCACGCGATGGGCTGTCCGAAAGGGACGGGCTGCGTTGTTTGAGGACTGCGGGCTCGGCAAGACGGAGCAACAACTCGACTGGTCACGATCAGTTCATGATTTCACGGCGAAGCCAGTTTTGATCTTCGCTCCCCTCGCAGTGAGTGGGCAGACTGTCTCAGAGGGAGTCAAATTCGGCATCCCCGTTACTCATATTCGCGATGCTTCCGAGATAGTGGATGGCATCAACATCACCAACTATGAGCGCCTTCACAAGTTCATCGGACACGAGCAGGAGTATGGCGGGATTGTACTCGACGAGTCAAGCATCCTGAAGGGCTTCGACGGCAAAACCCGCAAGGCCCTAACCGAGTTCGCCTCAGTTATCCCATATCGCCTTTGTTGCACAGCGACCCCTGCCCCCAATGACTACATGGAGCTTGGC